GCGGCGATAGCCACCGCATTGGTTGTCTGTGCGGTGTGCTGGTGGTGGTGGGGGGCGCCTGATTATTGGACTTCAGTCGTGGAGAGACTGAGGTACGATTCTCTGGACACTGCTGAATCTGAGGATGAGGATCATACCCCTCTCCAGCAGTCATCGCAAAACCGCATTATGCGGCTAGCGATTGCCCATTTGCGGACTGAGTTGGGCTTGCTCAACGATACGCCCGCAAATAGAATGGTGGTGAGTGAGTGCGTTCGCAAGTACATGAAGAATCATGGAATGCGACCTACACACATATCCATGCAGTTCCCACTTGCCGTAGAATTTTACTTCCTCAGGTCGTCCCGTGACGAAGAGTTACGGATGATGCGCCGTAGCGCAGGGTACCAGAAGTACCGGCGCACGGGCGGCAACGCCTGAGGGGGCCCAGCCTACTCTTTTGGTGTGGACACAGCCCTTAACTGGGGGGTTGTGTCTGGGATCACCATCAAAGGCCAGGTAGGTTGGGTGCGACAACGGGTTGTGCGTACGCTTAGGCAGTTTGGCTCTGGAGCTGTCTATGGTGTGCACAACGCCTCAATGGTGAACCTGATGCGTGGTGTCACTGAACGCGTTCTCTATGTTCAGGAGGGTGGCTTGCTGCAGCCACCCAGGAAACCCGATGGTTATGGATTCAAGCGATTGGCTGCGATTCGGTCGCAACTGTTGCAGCATCTGTCCCCGACCACCGTTGTACCCCGGGACCAATATCCTGGTTTGTACAGCGGTCGCAAACAGTTGGTGTATCAGCGTGCCTACGAGGGGTTGTTGTCTCGGCCCATTTCTCGGAAAGACGCTTATGTTTCCACATTCATCAAGGCAGAGAAGGTCAACTTTTCTGCCAAGGGTGACCCGGCACCTCGTGTTATCCAGCCGAGGTCCCCTCGTTACAACTTAGAGGTGGGTCGTTACCTCAAGTTGTTTGAGGCGGAATTGGTTCATGGTTTTGAGCGACTTAGGGGGTACAACGTTATCCTCAAAGGGCTTAATGCTGATCGAGTAGCTTCACATTACGCTCTAACTGGGATACTTATATTGATCCAGTTGCTGTTGGACTCGATGCCTCCCGATTTGACCAACATGTCAGTCGTGAGGCGCTGGAGTTCGAACACTCTGTATACAATGCCGTGTTTCGGTCCAAGGAGTTGCGTAAACTACTCGAGTGGCAGTTGGAGAACAAAGGTTTCGGGCGGATCGGGCAGGCACTACTTACGTACGTCGTAGATGGTTGTCGCATGTCGGGTGATATCAACACCGGCATGGGTAATTGCCTTATCATGGCCAGTATCGTTCTCGCTTACCTCGACCATGTGGGCTGCAAAGCCCACCTCGCCAATAATGGAGATGATTGCGTGCTTATCCTTGAGCGACGTGACATCACCAAACTGTCAGATATCGACGAATGGTTTACAAGCTTGGGTTTTAAACTCACACGCGAGCCGGTTGTTGATGTCTTTGAACGCATAGAGTTTTGCCAATCTCAACCTGTTTTGATTGGCGGGGCCTACCGCATGGTGCGCAACCCTTGGACAGCGATGTCCAAAGATTGCGTTTCTTTGCTGTCCTGGGACACACAGGAAGCGTTCAATGTTTGGCGGGACGCCATTGGCGTATGTGGAATCGAGTTGACGCGCGGCGTACCGGTATGGGAGAGCTTTTACCGCAGGATCAAGGTTGGCGAGCGAAATGGGGGGGGGACTACATCCGTATATGACTCGGGGCTCGGATTTGCCGCTCGGGGCGTGCGTGCTGCGGTGGTTGATGATCTTGCTCGCCATAGTTTTTGGCGCGCTTTTGGCATCACGCCGGACATGCAGGTCGAGATGGAAAATGCCTGGCCAGAGATAGCATGGAGTGAAGATGCCCCCCTGTTAAGCTTAACAAACCTACGTGACGAAAACACTACCAACCCCTTATGCCTTCTAAGTCGTCTAAAAACATGGGCCAAACCCTGACACGCCGCCCACGTGTTCC